GTCAATAAAAGATCTTACTGGACGGCTGCTAGAGGCCCAGGGTAAAGATGAGGCTTCTGACCAATGGGAAGTTGTTGAGTTTCCTGCAATCATCAATGAAAAACCTATGTGGGGTAATTTTTGGACTTTGAAAGGTTTAGAAGGTGTTAAAGCATCAATACCAGAGTCAAAATGGCAAGCACAGTGGATGCAGTCACCTACATCTGAGGAAGGTGCACTTATAAAACGTGAATGGTGGCAAACTTGGGAGAAAGAAGAGATACCACAATTAAAATATATTATACAAAGTTACGATACAGCATTTAGTAAAAAAGAAACTGCTGACTACAGTGCAATAACCACTTGGGGTGTATTTGAGCCCGAGGACGGTGGCCCACAGGCATTGATACTACTGGATGCGAAGAAAGGACGATGGAACTTTCCGGAACTAAAAGCAATCGCACAAGAAGAATATAAATACTGGGAACCAGAAACAGTTTTAATAGAAGCCAAGGCTTCTGGCCTACCTTTAACTCATGAGTTGCAAAAGGCAGGAATACCTGTTATAAATTATACACCCTCAAGAGGAAATGATAAACACTCTAGGGTAAACAGCGTAGCTCCCCTGTTTGAATCAGGAGCTATATGGGCGCCCAATAAAAAGTTCGCCGAGGAAGTAATAGAAGAGTGCGCAGCTTTTCCTTTCGGTGACAATGACGACTACGTGGATTCAACCACGCAAGCTTTAATGAAATATAGACAAGGTTACTATGTTGGGTTAAAAGATGACTATGAAGAAGAGGAGACCGTTAAGGTTGGAGGGAGAATATATTACTAATGGACACGGAAGAAGAAAAGGGTTTTTTTGAAAGAGTCTATGGTCCTACCATAGAAAGTCTTAAAGATCCTGAAACATACACAAGACTTTTAAATCCCTCTAGTTATGGAGATTTATATGAAAGGGAAGCAGAAGGATTAGAATTTTTATATGATTTTTTAGGTGGTCCTGACAGAGAATCTCTTGCACAAACTTACGGAACTTACGGCGATACTAAATCTGAAATTTTTACTAATCCAGATTTTTACAAAGATCAAGGTAGGTTTATAGCTAACACTGGTTACGATTTAGCTCAATTTTACGGGGGCTTAGGCAAAGGCATGTTTGAGCGATTAGGTAACATAGATTTTTATAATCCTTTTGGTGAAGCGCAATATGAAAAAGGGATGAATTACAATCCGGAATCAGATAGTTATACTTTAATACCCGGCGTTGATTTTCCTGAGTTTATGACACCGTATGGACGGTATGCAATGGATGCTGGTATTACTGGTATTTTAGGTTCTCCTAGTTTTATCGAGGATAATCCTCTTGCTGCAGAAGACAGTTATTTAATGGATAGCATGCAACAAAACGCTTCTATGCAGGCAGGCAAATATGCAAATGATATGTTAACAGATGACGTTTATAGCAACTTAGCAAATGAATCTTATGCAGAATTACCTTACGAAGAGTGGATAAAAACAAATAGAAATACTAATCCAGAAAAATACGATGATCAAATAGATCAAATATTTCAAAATAAAGTAAATAATTTTTTTAATCAAAATTTTCAACCTTTTTTTCAAAAATCTGTAAACGATCAAATGATGAATAGATTTGGCATTAATATGAATGATCAAATTTTTTCTGAGGAAGGTGGGCTTAGAAGTTTAAATGAAAATTACAAAACTGAATATGACGCAAGTCAAGGCAGACCACGTTTTGAATATGAAACAATATTTCCTCAAGCTTATTATGATTTATCAGACATGGCAGAAATACCATTAGATATTGCATCAACAGCCGGTATTATAAAATACGGACCAAAACTTTTAAACATTAGCGCAAAACAATTTAAAAAACAACCTGATAGTTTTAACAAAGCAATTGAAGAATACTTGAGGGACTAATGGTTTTAAAAGCTGCCGTTCCTGTATTTAAAAAATTAATTAAACCAAGTAAGGTTAAAGGGTATACCCCTAAGCCTAAAAAAGTTTTAGATCACTATGAATACGAAGGTAAAAAATACCAACCTAAAGATTTAACAAGGGTAAAAAGATTTAATCCAGAAACAAGAAAATCTGTTCATGTATTAATACCACGCGAAATAGAAGAAGCACGTATTGCTGGTATAGATACTACACCTTTAACAAAACCTGTAAAAAGAAAAAAACTTCCTAAGAATATTGAAATGACAAGAAGACTTGATGAGTTGTCTGACGACGAACTTCGTTATTTAACTGACGAACAATCAAGAGCAATGGGCATCGACCCTGGATATTATTTAGGACCATATCGACAAGGAAGATTAGGCACTGGCACTGGATATGGTGTTAAAACAAAATACACTGATGAGTTTGGCAGGCCTATATACATAGAAAAATATAATAATGTTTTAGAAAAATTAAATGCAAAAAATAGTCAAATAGTCAGAGATACGTTTTCAAAAATTAACAAATCATTGGAAGGTGTGCCGACAAAAGACATAAATGCAGGTGCAGCTCTTTCTAGACATTTAGGCAGAATGCTTGCTCAGGCAAAAGTGCGTAAGATACCACAAGATCAAGTAATAAAAAAATTTTCTGAAATAGACGCACCTTTCTTTGCTGATCTTTTAGCAACACGTTCAAGATTTAATAGAAGACAAACAGGCAAGGCACAAGAACTTGGTCTAATTACTGATGATGAATTATTAGAGCTTAGCCACATAATAGCTGCTGCGGATGATCCAATGAAATCTTTTGACAAAGGCAATGTATTTCTTTCTATGCAAAAACAAAACCGTAACCGTGCAAAACTGCAACAACCTGAAGAAAACTTTATACAAAATTACGAAGACATGTTGGATGACTTAATATTAAAATATTATGGCTATGCAAAAGGTGGATTGATAAAGAAAGGACTACAAAAAATAATTGACAACACAAAGTTTGATCCATCACGAAGAAAGTTTTTAAAACAAACTGGTGCTACAGCTGCTGCTGCAGCAATGCCTGGATCAGCTCTCAAAGGAGCATCGGCTTTGGCCCAGGTAGCAGTAAAAGAAGTAACACGTAAATCACCACCTTGGATTAAAAACATGGTTGGTATGTTAAACACATTAAGTGGACCAAGCGCCATGGGCAGAACTTTATCAAACGGCACTAGGATTAGAAACTATGGTAGTAAAGGTGGTAGACAAGAATTTGAAATTGTAAACTCAGATGGATACAAACTTCCTGTGTACATGAACAAAAATAAAGATGGTGATATACATATAGAGTTTGATATACGTGATGATTTTCAAAACAATCAACACATCTACATAGATAGAAAAACTGGCACAACAGAAATAGTTGATGAAAATTTTTACATGACCTCTCCTGAGGATTATGCAAAAGATGATCCAATAATTTTTGATGTAACCACTCCATCACAAATGCAAGATTTAGAAAAACGTATGGGCGTTATGCGTGGCGATGTAGATGATAGAATGATAGACTTTTCATCAGTGCCAGATGACTATGATTACGCTGATATGTTTGAAAGTTTAGTTGATTCTTTTTCACCGTCAGGTAATATATTCAACACGAAAAAAGCAGCTCAACAATTAAAACAAAAAAGAGCATACGAAAATATGACAGAAGAACAGTTTGAAGCACAGTTTAGAGGTGGCACATTACACGGTTTTAGAAGAGGTGGCAGTACAATAAGACCAAAACCTAAACCTCCAACAGATAGAATAGTGCCAAAACCAAAACCTGATAGATATCAAGTTATGCCGGACAATCTTGATTTTAATAGATTGATGAATTCTATACGGTATGTTGAATCTAGAGGAGATGATTTTGCACGTAATGTTGACACACAAGCAACAGGTGCATTCCAAATACTACCTTCAACTGCAAAAAATCCAGGATATGGTGTAACGCCATTTAGAAATTTTGACACTGACCCTTTTAATCTTACTGAACAAACAAGATTTGCTAATGATTATGTTCAAGCACTTGTAAATCATTACGATGGCAGCTACGAAAAAGCATTAAGTCAATACGGTGGCGATTCCACACCTGCATATTTTAACAGAGTGATGGATGCGTATTATAGATACAACAAAGGTGGATTAGCTAAAAATGCAACACACGATGAGATGGTTGCGTACATAAGAAAGAACCCACAAGAGTATGCTGTAGGTGGTATAGTAAAAAAACTAGCACCAAAGGTAATAGGTAAGTTAAGAGAATACTCTCCTAAATTAACAGGACCAAAACAAAAATTTAGTGTTTTTGATGAGGCAGGATTACCTATAAAAGATTTTACTAAATTTGATGACGCTATGAAGTTTGCAAAGGACGAACCTTCATATACAGTTGGCAATACTCCTAAGCCCAAAGCAGATGATACAACAACTGCAATGTTTTGGCCATCACGTGAGAAGTTGATAGATGCACCGTTTGAGACTGCAAAAGGATCTGAGTGGTTAGCATATTTAAAACGACCATTTTCAAAACACAATCCTGTAAAAGACATGGAGTTAAATGATACACAGCTATCAACACATTTATCTAGAAACTCAAATAAAAAATTATCAAAAGCAGATGTCATAAAAGATTTTGATGAAAAATTAGCGCCAGACATTGATGTTATAGTATTAGGTGGTGGTAGAAATGAAACTAGTCAATCTATAAAAAATTTAATGAGATTAGATTTACAAGGGTTTAGACCTGGACCACTTAGAAACACTTTAGGTGATTTACAACTTAGAATAAATCCGTTAGCTGAAGCAATTGGCAATAACGACAAACAAGGAATATTAAAAGGAATATCACAGATAGAAGATTCTGTTCAAAAAAACTTTGGAGTGCCAAACGCAATTACAGAAGGGTTTCCACAAAAATTTCCGTTTGAATTAAAACAACCATTACAAGAATTAGCACAATTGTCTGGTGTAAGACTTGCAGGATTTAAAGAGTACGCAAGAGAAGCAACTTATAGAGGACAACAAACACTTAGTGGTGGAGGTAACTACCGTGAATTTTTATTTAAGTATAATCACAAACCAGGTTCACTTCGTAATACAGAGCCGACATACACTTACGCACACGATTTTGGGTTAACAAGTTCACAGCGTGCAGGTGGTTTCGTGCACATGCGTACGTCTGATAGAACAGACGCATTTGGCAGAAGAATATTGCACATAGAAGAAATACAATCTGACATGCATCAACCAGTAAATGCAGCAGCAAGAAGAGTAAAAAAATATCAAGCAGATCAAGCAGCAAGAGGAGAATCTTTGTCTGACACTAGAGCATATAGAAATGATGTAGAAGCTGGTACGTATGCACCACGTGGTGATCTTGTAAAAGAGGTTGACAGTGCAAACGAGCAACAAATGATGTTAATACAGGCAAAGATAGATGATTTGTTACAATTACCTCAAACACAACAAACACAAGTAAGAATAGCTAGACTTAACAGAGAGCGTGCAAAAATAAGAAAAATTATTGCAGATAAAAGAGCAAAAGCTGGGGAAGGTGCACACAGTGGTGTACCGCAAGGACCTTACAGCAAAACTGAAGATTACAATGAATTTGTTATGAAATATGCACTTAAAACAGCGCAAGACGGTGGTTACGATGGAATATCTATATCAACACCTCAAATAAAAAATTTAAGCACATCACAAGGAAGTAGAGATTACATGGGTAATATCACAGCCTACGGTCCAATAGCGCAAGGTGCTATGAAAAAGGTCGGTAAGAAAAGTGGTGCAAAGTTCATGAAAACTGTTATAACTGATGATCGTAATAGGGCATACGAAGTTCCTACGTTGATAATTAAAGATAATCCTGCAGCACAGGATATAATTAGCAAAGGTATAGGAGCATACAAGAGAGGGGGATTAGCTGTAAATGGCTGACGATAATAAAAATAATATAGACAAAGCATTAGAAGCACTCACAGGTGCACTGGACATAGAGCCAACTGGTGAAGAAATAGATGTTACACCTAAAGGTGTAGAGTTTGAACCTGAATTTGAAATAATGGAAGACGGTAGTGCTGAAGTTAATTTAGATCCAAACGCACCAATAGATAAAACAAACATACCACATGATGCTAATTTAGCAGAATACATTGAAGACGATGAATTAGGTAGATTCGCAAGTGATCTACTAGCAGAATTCGAAGCGGATAAAGACTCAAGAAAAGATTGGGAAGATACCTACATCAAGGGTCTGGATATGTTGGGTTTCAAATATGAAGACCGAACACAGCCGTTCGAAGGAGCGTCCGGGGTCGTACATCCCTTATTAGCTGAATCTGTTACGCAGTTTCAAGCCCAAGCATATAAGGAACTTCTCCCCCCAAGCGGCCCCGTACGAACTCAAGTAATAGGATTATCAACACCTGAAGTAGAAGATCAGGCAAAACGTGTCCAAGAATTTATGAATTATCAAATCACAGATGTGATGCAAGAATACGATCCAGACATGGATCAACTATTATTTTATCTACCCCTTTGCGGTTCTGCATTTAAAAAAGTTTATTATGATGGTCTAATGAAACGTGCTTGTGCAAAGTTTGTTGCAGGCGAAGATTTAGTGATAAACTACATGGCAACAGATTTAGAGACAGCAGATAGAATAACACACGTAATTAAAACAAGTGGTAATGATGTACGTAAACAGCAGCTACAAGGTTTTTACCGTGACATAGAATTATCTACTGGACAAGTAGATACTGATGATGTTGCAGATAAAGTAGATGATTTACAAGGTTCAGAAAAAAGTTACGGATCTAGTGATGATGAGCATGTAATATTAGAGATGCACATCAATGCTGACGTACCAGGTTTTGAAGACAGCTCTGGTGTAAAATTACCATACATTATTTCTGTAGATCAATACTCACAAGAAATATTGTCTATTAAAAGAAACTACGCACAGAACGATCCAAATTTTATGAAGAATCAATACTTTGTACATTACAAATTCCTCCCAGGATTAGGCTTTTATGGATTTGGTCTGATCCACATGCTAGGTGGATTATCAAGAACTGCAACAAGTGCTTTGCGACAATTAATTGATGCAGGAACTCTTGCTAATCTACCAGCAGGTTTTAAAGCTAGAGGAATGCGTATACGTGATCATGACGAACCTTTACAACCAGGTGAGTTTAGAGATGTAGATGTAACAGGACAATCAATTAAAGAATCATTAATGATGCTACCATATAAAGAACCTTCAGCTGTATTATTTCAGTTATTAGGTTTTGCAGTTGATGCAGGAAAATCATTTGCTGCAATAGCAGACATGAAAATGGGTGAGGGTAATGAACAAAATCCTGTAGGCACAACATTAGCGTTAATAGAACGTGGCACAAAAGTGATGAGTGCAATACACAAAAGATTACACTACGCACAAAAAATAGAATTCAAATTACTTGCAAAAGTATTTCAATTATACTTACCACCACAGTATCCGTACATGGTTGCAGGTGGTAATCAAATGATAAAATCAGCTGACTTTGATAACAGGGTAGATGTAATGCCTGTGTCAGATCCTAATATATTTTCTATGGCACAACGTATTACTTTGGCTCAACAGCAATTACAACTAGCAACTGCTGCACCACAGTTACACAATTTACGTGAAGCGTATAGAAGAATGTATGATGCAATGGGAGTTGATAATGTAGAAGGTATATTGAGACCAGATCCTGATATGCCAAAACCAATGTCGCCAGCAATGGAAAACGCATCTGCAATGCGTGGCAAAGATCCTAAACCTTTTCCTATGCAAGATCATCAAGCACATATTGCTGCACATGCAGAATTTATGTTTACAAGAATGGTGCAGATTAATCCGCAGCTGTACGCTATGTTGCAAGCACACGTATCAGAACACATATCTTTATTGGTAAATGAACAGATGCAACAAAAATATGCACAACAATTTCAAGAATTACAACAAGCTATGCAACAAGCGCAGCAGAATCCACAAGCTATGCAACAGCTACAACAACAGCAAGATCAATTAGTAAATCAACAAGCATCTGAGCAGGCACAAATGGAAGCACAGATGACAAAACAATTAGCGGCTGATGAAGAAGCTAGAATAAGCAGAGAATCTCAAGATCCTCTTGTTAAATTAAAACAACAAGAAATTGATTTGAAAGCTATGGAAACACAAGCTAGACTACAAAAAGATATGATGGTTGATGCAGAAAAACTAGATCTGCAAAGAGATCAGTTAGAGGCTAATACAACTATTGACTTGATGCGAGTTGCTGCTTCTGTTAACAAAGAAGATTCTACTGAAGCAATGGCGGTGCTAAAAGAAAACATGGCTAACACAAGGGAAGCCATGAAACAAAACTCAAATAATAATGGAAGATCCAAAAAAACTACTGATGAAACTTAGAGATGCAATGGCAAAAATAGAAGAAGCTGCACATAGTGAAATCAATAAAGAAGAAGATTATCTACAAGTTTGTGGTGCTTTAATGGCAGTGACTAGAAACATGTATGAAAAAGCTTTAGGGTCAGAACAAACTAAACAAATGTTTGTAGCCGTTGCTGATAGTTTTGAGTATGAATCAGAGATTATGCAGGTCTTAAAAGATCATGTTAATCCAACAATACACTAGGAGGTAAGAATGCCAAGAGTAGGAGGAAAAAAATTTCCGTATACATCTGCTGGTGCACAGCAGGCTCAAAAGTTTGCACGTGAGACAGGACAACAAATGTCCATGAACAAAGGTGGTTCTACGTCTACGGGTAAAATAAAAAAAGTCATTAAGGGACTTAAAAAAGCTTCTAAGTTACATGCAGGCCAAGCAAAAAGTTTGAAAAGTATTGTAGGTAAGAAAGTAAAAAAAGGAAAAAAGAGGAGGTAATATGAAGTTACTAGAAGATATTTGGGCATGGCTCAAAGAATGGAATAACTGGAAAGCAAAAGATTGGATTAAAGCTGGCGTTGTTGCATTAGTAGTTATCTTAATAATAGGAGCAATCTAAAAAATGCAAGATAATAAATCAAAATATTTGCGAAAAATAAACACTCCGACCCCGTTTAATCAGGGGCCGGAGATGCAGAATTACAATCGTATGATGGACTTGCAAGCACAAGCACCTAGCTTTGCAAAAAATGACCCACGTCTAAACGAACTAAAAGATGTAAGAAGACAGTATAACCGTTTTGATAAATACAAAATAGGCGAACGTCAAGGTATGGCACCTTTGGACGTACAACGACAATTTTCTAATCAAAGTAATATGTTTAGAAACGCTGCACCAAATGCTTACGCAACAATGTATCCTCTTCAAAATCTTGCTATGAAATATGGCGAGTCTGGTGGTTTAATGGGAATGATTGCAAAAGAAATGTTTGGTAAAGTTTCTGACTTTGGAAAAAGTATGGTTAACAACGAAGGTATAGCAGGAGCTGCTGATACAGACGAAGCAGAGATGCAAGACTATGCAGCACAGACTTTTGGTATGGGTGCACCTAATCCTCAAAAAGATTTTTTTATAGACGCTGAAACATTTGGCGAAAGAGATGTAGAAATACCTCGTATGGATGATGACGTAGGTGCTTTTAATGAATATGATCAAGATGATAACATAGTTATGTCGCCAGAAAGACCAATGCCGTTTGATGATTCTAATAGAGAAGCAGGCATTATGAGTCAATACCCAGGCACTAATTTTATTGGACCAAGGGACGATCC